ATGATCACCGCTCTCAACGCGAAGCACATGTATGGTCCGTACATGATCTACGTACCAGTTTCGTGGGGAGTGACGCTCGGAGACGACTTCAAGCAATATTCCGACAGAACGACGATCGAGCGCATCCTTGCGATTCCTGGGATCCTCGGAGTTCGTTCGTCTGAGTATCTGGTCTCTACGCCAAAAGCAGAAGTGCTGATGGTTCAGATGACCAGCGATGTCGTCGACGAGATCGTCGGTATGCAACCAACCACAGTCATGTGGGAGGAAATGGGCGGGATGGTCGTTCGCTTCAAGATCATAGCCATCATGGTGCCCCGAGTGAAGGCAGACTACAAGGCTCAGTGCGGCATCGCACATTTCACGCAGCCTTGATCGATTATTGTGGCAGGCCTCCGATTGAGGCCTGCTACCTTTTGACCCTTTAACCCTGAGAGGAGACTTGATTATGACCATGATGAGGTTGAAGAAGGGAGCAGTGCACGTCCTAGAAGATGGGACGGTCCTCGACAATGAGCAGGAGGTCGATCTCACCGACGATCAGATCCGTATGATCGGTGATACCTTCGAAGATCCGGGCTCTTTTCAGGCTCGTATGCAGCGCGAGCAAGAGAGAAGGGAAGAGGACGACAAGATCGCTCAAGAGGAAGCTGACAAGCGCGCAGAAGAGGATGCTCGCATCCAGAAGGATCTGCTCGAGAGGACTCAGGGCAAAGATCTTCGGTCTGAGCAAGAGCGTGCTGAAGCTGCTGAGAGGGGCGAGCAGGTCAATCCAGTCAACTAGAATGCCTAATCGCTGGGACCCCCGCGGCCTCCCAGTGATGGAGTGGGACTCATTCTAGCGCTTATAAACGTCTAGTCTGAGTCTCACTTCCAACTTTAGAGCGAGGAGAGTGTTATGGCTAAAAAGGCTGCTAAGGCGACCTTAGATCCGAACACTCCTCTAGTAACAGATGCTGAAGTCAGAGCGATCTATCCTTGTCCGTCAACCAAGGATCTAACTCCGTTTATCAATACAGCCCACTTGATCGTCTGCGAAGATCTGCAGGCTTCTGGGAACTCTGATGCTAGGCTGAAGGAGATTGAACTCTATCTTAGCGCTCATTATGCTTGTTTGTCAGATGGAGGCCAAATCCAAAGCCATAAGGTTGGAGATGCAACAGATACTTACGCTGTTACTAAAGACTCAGGGTTAGGCTCAACTCAGTACGGGCAAGTAGCTATCGGTATAGACAACTCTGGTAAGCTAGCTGAACTTGCTAACCCGAGTAAGAAGGCTAGGTTCGTTCTAGTAGGAGACCCTACTAGTTGGTGGCGCCCGTCTTGGCCTCAGGACTAGTCGATGACTTTTAACTGGGCAACGACACTACACGATGCTATTACGATCTGGCGTACTATTCCAGACGGTTTCGGTGGCTATACTTTCAATCCTCCTGAGGCTACTATAGGTAGATGGCAAGAAGGAGGTGTTATAGTTCGTACACAGACTGGCGATCAACTTGTAGGCAGTCACACTTTGTACTTGACGGTTGATGTAGACGAGAATGATTGGGTAGCTTTAGGAACTTTTACCGACTTAGATCCTTCAGGAGTAATAGGAGCTACTCAAGTACTGAAGTTCTTCAAAAGTCCCGACCTCAGAAACTTAGAGTACGTTCGGAAGGCAGCTGTGTAATGGCATTCAAACCTAGCCGTGATATTGAGATTAGAACCCAGTTTGATGGGATTGAGGCCAATTTGGCCAAAGTGATCAACGCTATCAAGGGCATAACTCCTGACGTCTTGTTAGAGATTTTGGAGCCTGTACTAGAGCAGGCACAGATTTACGCCCCTGTTAAGACCGGAGCCTTAAGGAATTCAGGGTACCTAGAAGTTATGCAGAAAGGTAACGTGTTTGAAGCTGAGATAGGCTTTGGACGAGGAGGAGAGCCGACTTATACAGTCTTTGTGCATGAGGACATGACGAAGTATCATGTTCCACCTACTCAGGCTAAGTTCCTGCAGACTGCTGTAGATGATATCCTGCCGAACATCGAGGATCAGATCTTACGGAAGTACAAGCAGGGAATCAAGTTGTAATGGACTCTGCAGCTCTCTTTAAGCAATTACTGGAGACGGCCGGTGTAAGTGTCAACGGATGGGGACTCTTCGTATCAAAGGAACCTGACCCTGCTCCTCATAGAGCGATCACTTGCTTCAATACTGGTGGCTTACAGCCGTCTCCGAAATGGTCGCTTGATTTTCCGTCGGTTCAAATTAGAGTCAGAGGATTTCCAAACGGATATCAGGAATCTAGAGCCAAAGCCGAAGAATGCAAGACTGCATTGTTGGGTATTGATCCTCAGGATGTGAATGGAGGTATCGATCGTCTTGTCAGCGTTATAATTCGTACTGACATAGCAGATATTGGCTTCGATCAGACAAATAGGCCGATACACACCATCAACTTTAACCTGATTACGCAGCCAAAGGCGTCCGGGTATCGTACAGAAATACCTCCGATCGCATTCCTTAGATCTGGACCGCCTCCGACTATAGAGTATCCTCTGGACTTGGTACCTGGAGCTGTATCAGCTTGGTCTACTCGCCAGATGAAGTCTGTTACTCCTGCTGTCATCAATACGATAAGAAGGCCTAGCGATAATGCCACAATGGGTATTGGTTCCAACCCTGATAGTACTTATGACGACGCAGCTGCTACTACTTTCCTTCAAGGTAGCCCTGGTACTGTTGTATCTTGGGGAGATCAGTCAGCATCATCTCTGGTATTAGCTCAAGCTAATACCTCCGACCAACCTGCGTTCGACAAAGCTCTTGGGGTATATGGTACTAAGTGGACAGCTGGTAGTACTCAGAATCTAGCTGCTAATGACGTAGCTGCCATCCAGGATATCTTTCAGGGAGGAGGTTACGGTCTATTTGTCGTTGATACTCAAGTAGGGGCTAATGCGCATGTTATTGTAGGGAAAACGCACTGGGTTCTATTCCTCTATGGTAGTCAGGTCTGGATGGTTCAAGACGGCTCTGGAGGTCAAGGGTTCTGGGGAACCTCGGACGTTGTTACTCCTGGATTACATATTATCGAGGTGGAGTATAATTCTAACGCGTCTACTAACCTCCCCGTGTTTAGAGTCGATGGGACTAATGAGCCTTTAGGTTCTACCAATGGCTATTCAGGTACTTCAGTATCTGATGTAGGTCAGAATTTAGTAGTTGGCCAGTCTGCTGCACTAGTTGGAGGTAATTCTGGGTTTGATGGTTACATTCTTGAGGGATATCTTTATGGTATAATCCCAAGCACTACTGACAAGGACTCGTTAAGAGCAAACGTTAAGGCGTTTTGGAACACACCTTAGAGCGGAGAGGGTCTACAAATGGCAAAGTCAATCTACGTCTCGGACGACGATGGAACTACTTGGGGGCTTCTGCCAGGAAGTACTGGCGCCCTCAACAGAGGAGCTGGTTCGATCGAAGATACTGTCTTTGGTCAGCAGTATCAATCGCATGAGAGCGGACTGATTACCTGGACAGTGAATGGTCAAGCCATCCAAAAAGGGCAAGCTGGCTACAAAGCTATGCTTCGGAAGGCTGGTACAGCGACTGCGATGACTGCAGAAGCTATGACTATTGATCCTGCGAATGCCAAGAAGTTCAATGTCACCAACAAGGCTCATTCGTATTGGGATCGTCTGACTCCTGTCACTGTGAAGGATGGAGGGACTGCGGTAGCAGCTACGAATGTCAAGTCGGTCGATTACCTATTCGGATCGGTTACATTCCTAGGCTCCTACAATCCAGTAGGAGCGATCACAGTCGATGGCAAGTTTATGCCGACAGTCGATCTGTGCGGTGCTCAATCGTTTAGCCTGAAGCAGACTTCGACGCCGCTTGTGACTACCGACTTCTGTGCTGCTCAGACGAATGGTGGCTACGCAGTCAACGAGTACGGTCTCAAGATCGTCTCCTTGGACCTTAGCGCTATCTACGATATTACCTACGGGTTCGAAGATGATCTGCTCAATCGGACCGAGTTCATCATCGAGATTTCGCCCGACGGTCTCGGATTCGCTGGCGGAGGTTCAGTCGCTCGCGGGTACTTCAAACTGGTCACAGACAACCAGAGTGGCAACGTAGGTGCTCTGGAAATCAACGCTCTGAC